ATTCGTAAGTAGTAATTACAATTACGGTAATGAAGATCTCGCTAGGATTGACGTAGAAAGTCAAGGATATAACAAGATGTAAAATTATTCATAAGTAAAAAAAGGTTAAATTACCTATCAGAGAAAGTATTCATCATCTCTTCCCAATGAAAGCATAAACATATCAAAATCCGATTCCGTATCTGTATCCGAATCAGTATCCGAATCAGTATCCGAATCAGTATCCGTATCCGAATCCGAATCAGTATCCGTATCCGAATCCGAATCAGTATCCGTATCCGAATCCGAATCATAATACTTATCTTCTTTATGGAGATCGGTAAGACACATTGTAAATTGATAGATAATCTATAATGCAATAAAAATTCAATTTTTTTTATATAATTAAAAAATTGAATAATAATAATGCAATAAATTGTTGTTTTTTTTAATTATGTAAAAAAACTAAATAAGATGGTTAATAATTATATACCAATCTAATCAAAACCCATATCAATCTCTCCAAATTCTTCATATTCGGTATTAATTGTTGAGTCTGATATTGAAGATAAAATCATACTCGAAATCTCCAATGAATGCATAACTGGACCCATCGGAAATCTATGTAGAGGGAAAGGATTTTTATTAGGGATTGTATCATCAAACATATTTGTTTTCAGATCATCATATCCAAGGATATTTATTAAAGGTATCTTTGATTTATTTTGAAAGCATTGTTTATTTTTACACATATAAACTTTACACCAAATAACTGTTGTTTCGATAATATCCATTATATTAAAATTACCCAGTAAATATAGAGAAGGGTAATGAACCTGCATTTCGGTAGTTGTTGGTCCGAAATAGTAACTAGGAAATTTACTCCATTTTGGGGTATTTTGACAATAATCATTCATTTCATTATCTTCATACCTAGTTAAATATGATGGATGTCCCCGGGCGGTATATTTCATAATAATTTCAATAGGAGTAGTTCGGCTAGTGAAATATCGAATATCGGGATTTAATCCAGACATTGCTGCTATTACAAAGCTATTAAGTATCAAGAAACGCGGAGTATTTTGGTTTCCATCTTCTGAAAATGCAGTATATGCCGCACGGGCAATCGGTAAATGGTGCAATGCAATTTTACTAAATGTAGATTTATATAGGTCAACCGATCTCATATTTTGTTCGGGAAATGGTCTACTTGTTGAAATTAACCATTTGTACATATCTTTATTTAAGATTTTTTTTGATAATTTGGCATCGGGATATACATTAAGGACTGTTAAATAGTATCTATTTACCAAAGTATCGAATTCTTCATAATCACGAGCATGAACATTAACGTCAACATCCGCACCTCCAGCAATTTCAAATTTGTAAATATTATTATCCGTACTACAAATACGTAAATATTCTTTATTTTCACCATCCGAATTTATCACTTTTTCGTACTGGAAGTCTATTTTACCTTCATTTATGGGTAGTACATTATATATAATATTAGTAACTACTTCTTCGTAATTACTGTATATTCTATTGTTACTACGGATTTGTTGTAATATATTAAACGTAACATAATTCCTCCATGTTTCGTAATTAAAGGTGGGTACTGTAGTATAAATTGGGTATGCCATATTAAGATATGCCACATATGCCGCATCTTCATCATCCATATGGTCAGCAAACAATTTCTGTTCTATTTCGGTACGTACAACTGAAGCTGCAATACTCGAACCTGTAATTGATATGTTCCGCATTAGGTCATCATCCAAATCATATAGATAACCACCGATAAATATATTTAATCTTTGTTTTGCTTTTTCAGGGCTTACCATATACCGAAAACAAGATTCTTTATACCCCGTATTAAGTGATGTTCTTTTATAGATATTTCTATAACTATCAGATTTTTTAAATCTTTGCATCATATAAGGAGATGTCATGAAGTTGAAATGGTAGTCTAAATATTTTTTTCTATTAAATATTCTATTAAATATTCTTTTAGAATGTCTTAGCTCATGTACATGCTCTAGATTAAAGACAAATTCAGATGTCGTCACCGTATCTCTGACCTTAACTAGTTCGGTATAATATAGCCAATGGGTAGAAAACCAAAAGAATTTATCCATACATTTGTAAATATTTTCAATTTCGCAGACTACTAAACTACTATTATATATTTTTTGAATCATCCCATAGTACATTTTTATACCGTACCCATGATATATTTTATGGCAGTGAATAGGAGAGGCTAACAATAAACAAAACACTTTCATAAATAATTGTGAATTGCCATCAACATATAGAGATGTCAATAAAGCATCATCAATATGGTCAAAACTATTCAAGTGTGGCGTAATATGCTTTATCGTCAACTTTTCGTAGTCTTTTGACATTTGCCCCATTGAAAGAATACTATTGGAATTCGATTTTGATTCCGTAGAACTATCATTATCATTATCATATTCACCAAAATTAAATACTCTATTTACCCTATCAGTTAAAGATTCATTACCGGACCTAGATAGATGACGGAAACCATTTCTCTCCAGTAAGGACATATTAAGCATACGGTATGGATTTGATATCTGTTTTAGTGATATTGTTCGAAGTGCATTTTCCCAGAAATTTGCAACATATAAACCCAGGGTTCGATTAATGGACGTCGCCAAGTTATACTCCTGATGTGTGGTTATCGGAATACAATATTTTGTCATAAAATTCATCACATTAATCGTACTATCCAAATTTACACCATCTAAAGAAATTATCATATTAATAAAATTCTTATAGGTCATGCGTAATGGACATAAGATAATATGAGAATCGACAGGTGTAATTTTACAACCCATCAAATATGATTCTACTTTTTCAACATGTACTTCGATTAAGAAATTTTTTACATGAACGGAGTCTATGAAGCTGATAGGCATCTTTTCAATTCTCCAAAAATCATTATCTTGCAATAAAGCATATAAATTATTATATTTTTCAATGATGGACTGCGAATCACAGTGTGATAGTGGATTTCCAAAATGGCTTCGAAACTCGGCTGGAATTTCAAGATCGACTGACTCAGTTGAATCGACTGACTCGGTTGAAACGACTGACTCGGTTGAAACGACTGACTCGGTTGAAATGACTGACTCGGTTGAAGACATAGCTGAAATTGTTATTTAGGGTACATTTAATATTCATTTATTCATTTTTTTTGTTTTACTTTTTGCTATAATTTTTTGCTATAATTTTTACCCTAACGATATGCTACGGGTACAGGAGCATAATTCACTTCTTTAGCGGGCGAACTCATGAATTTCCACAATATTATGGCCACAATAATGGATACAAATATGGCCACACCAGCAAGTACTACCATGGTAGCTACAGACTTTGTAACTCCACCAATTGCATCCGTAATAAAGGATAAAGGATTTTTATTAACACTTTTTGAATGTTGTTGTGCTGTTTGGGAAACAAAGGTAGATAAATTTGATATATTAGAATTATCTTGCATACAATTTTTAATCAGTAGACTCATATCCGAGATCTGAGAATTATTATCAACTACATTACCAGAACCCACAACTAGCAAAGTTTGTTTACTGTCAAGCTTTCCAAAGCAATTTTGTGCATTTGTTACCGTATTTTCATTTTGTACGGTCTTATAAAGGTTGCTTTTAATTGTACTATTACCCGCATTCGCCCATCCTGTTAATGCGACCCCTGAATCACTTAATGTTTGCGATAGACTATTTTTTACGGCATCTGACAATTTTGATTGTTGATCCGATTTTTGTAGGCAACTTTTATTAATAGAAATCGTTGCTTTTTGAACGTTACCAGTTGCGATGTTGGAATTTCCGATAATTGATAAATTCTGATCCGCAGCCGCTGTAGAAGCGCAATTTTGCGATGTTTTGACCGTAGTCTTTGATAAAGTATCAATGATACTCGTATTATCCACTTTACTTTGAACACCTCCCATTTTTTTTAAGTTATTTATAAAATATGTATTAATATTTTGGAACGACTATATTGTATGTGAGATTTCGTTATATATTTTATATATTTCTATAAAAAACCTCAATAGACATCCCATAAATAACTTTCATATATAAATAAAATTGAACTCATACTGTTAAACAATATATACTGGAGTGGTTCTATTATTCATATATCTTTTAGAAATAGAATAAAAAATGATCATTATTTCAAATCCGGATAAGAATGGAAAAATTTCGCAGAAATATTACCGAAGTATCGCTGCAATGATGATTAATATGGAGTGTGGAAAAAAAAGATTTAGCATTACTGGTGAATTTATTAATAGTAAAGAAGATACAATCAGTATTGATATCCCTCCTGTGACTAAATACGGACTTCCGGTTTCTGTAAAATATACCCCATCGGTCGGATATCTTACACTATTCTGCCCGTCGAGAACTACTATACCAAAGATATTTATTAAAAATATAAGATTAGAATTGTATAAATTAGGTAATACACATCTACTCGAAAAACTACACACCACTGAAGTTATTCAAAATGGAAGGCTAACTGAGAAGCGCAGCAATTTAGTTGATACTGAAATCCTAACTTCGTATAAAAGTATGAAATCTAGTGGTTTAGAATCAAATTCAATAAAATATTCTATACAGAAGTCGGATTCTCCAAGAACTTTTATATTGCATGATGAACCATTCCATCATTTCATAAAAAGAAAAACAGATAATATTCGCAATATAACTGGTAATGAAGTCGCATTTGAATCTTGCTTTGTTTGGCACATAATTATATCTTCAAGTGAAATGAAATTTAATGAAATCAATATGACATCATTCAATATCATGACATCATCAATTATCATAGATATTAATAATATGATTATGGGAGAAAATGGACAAACTAAAATGTCAATATGTGATGAAGATTTAGTTCAAAATAATGTAACAAATGGTTTATTATCGGGAATAGATAAATATTTAGAAAACTACATTAATCGGGGAGGAATCTTAATAAATACTAGAACAAATCAATTGGAATTAATCGGATCTTATTTAGACATGGGTCAAGTTCTATTTGATAATTATAAAATTGGCGGAAAGACTGGTGAGGAATTGGCGGAATCACTTCAGGAAACGACGTTTGAAGAGGTCGAAACGGCTGAAACTTTCGAAATGGAAAGAGTATGTAGTTCATGTAATATACCATTATATGGGATTAGTTTTGTACGAAACATTTTACCAAAACTATTTGAAGATGTGATAGGGATGAACGGATTTGATAAATTGATGGTACTAAGCCTAGGATCAATACCAAATTATTTATGTAAATTATGTTATCATGTATTTGCCATTATAGAAAAACGCCATGGAGATTATAAATTTATCAATACAGGAATTTCTTATTATGAATCCATTAAAACCCATGGAATATTTGAAAAAATACTACCATTAATCGGTACTTATAATAATATTTTAATAAATGATATAGAAAATAAATCATGGTCGGAAAATAGATTCGTTCTTGTAGAAAGAACTTCCGAAGATGGGCAGCAAATAAAATTCATCATATCTCCGAATTCCGTAGGATTTGTTTCATTACCAAAAAATATACTAGATGATAACATTCCGATATTTAGATGTGACTATATAATCAGGTAACTATACGAACTGCAGAAGTAGCTTCTTTTTTTAAGATATCGCCTATTCGAGTGGATAATTTATTCTCTAAAATATAAAAATCTACTGCGGCTTCAATCGCAAAGATAAGTTTATCTTCATAACAAATTTCAGTAGCGGAGTCTATTTCTCCCAAATCTTTTAATTCATTTGGCGTAGTTATCAAATACGACCTAGCGACTTTTTGCCATTCAGGAGAACTATTTTCTAATTCGTATTCGGCAAAGGATTGGATAAGATTTTTAGTCATTTGTAATATCTCATTTTTATAACTCTGTAAGGTATTAATAGACCAAGTCGACTTATCAAAGTCTAGCATTGATAAAGAGGATAGTAGCCTAGAAGTACGACCGTTTACACATACGATGTGATCATCCTCCCAACAAGATACTAATGCATCAAAAATAGCTTGTTTCATTTTTTCCTTATTTTCAACATTTTGAGGATGTAATGATCGATTCCAGACCAATCGCAAGACTTCATCATCACTAGCTCCGATACTTAAATTTATATCACCCGCCCGGGTGCTATCTAATACTTTCATCGCCTTGATTGTTATATATGGCCTACCTTCAGATAAGCGCATTCCATCTTGCATAATTGTTTTATTAATTTCAGTAATTGATGGTAAATTCTTAATATCGATAGTTGGATCATTTCTTAATATTGATAATATTGATTTGGAACAATCTATAACTGCGGAGTCATGGCTATTTTCCGGGTCATTAATGTGCTCCGTAGATAAATTTACAAATGCATCCGTCTGTGCCGATTTTATACCTTCGCTTTGTTCTCGGGCTTGTATATGTTTACTTTGTATGTTTGTATTTCGAGGGTTTGTAGGAAACATATTCTCGAAGTCATTTCCAAACATATTCTCGAAGTCATTTCCAAACAAATTCTCGAAGCCATTTCCAAATCTAATTATTCTCGGAAATCTTAATATATTTATATCGTCATTTACAAAATTTTGTAAGTCAAATATAGTTCGCAATGTTGGGTCTCTATTACGAATAGTATTTTGGTGATCTGATTGGTGATCTGATTGGTGATCTGATTGGTGATCTGATTGGTCTTTTAATTTAATGTTTAAATCTTTAGGAACTAAATAATGATAGTAGTGGGTATATGCTATATAAATAATCAATATAGTTAATAATACTATAAGACATCCTATTATAATCATTTCCATTGAAATATCATATATAATATAAATTAATAATAATTTAAATTACCCTTTGTACATTTACCGGATTTAACTTTCCCGATTTCCAAAGTTGGCGAATATCCGAATATAATACTGGATCACTTTGGGTGATAACTTTCTTATATTCAGTATAGCTTACATCACGGGTATCAAATAAATCTCTAGATTTGCGATAAATATGGCGAGCTTTAGGAGATATATAAGCGGTGAATTTCTCATTATTTTTTGTAGTATTACTGTATAGATATACTACCAGAATAACGGCAAATAAAATTAACAATGTATTTATCATTGCAATAGGAACAAATATAAACTATAAACTATTGGAATATTGATATGATTATAAAAGTAAATAATTGAATGATAATTATGTATAATTATACAAAAGTCCGTTTTGTAAATAGATCATATATCTCATATAATACATAAATAAGATGGATAATTACATACCAAGTCTAGCTTTCATAGTTGACGAAATTAAGTCCGATTTTGCAGAAATT